CGAGCGAGAAGCAATCCGCCTACTCCAAACACGCCTTGATATTTACCTGTTTCAACAACGGGAGCTTCAAAATTGGGATACTCGTCTGAACGAACCAATTCCCAACCTTCCCGCAACTTTGCACTAATGTTTTTAGTGTCATCAAATCCACGCGTCTCGGCACGAATCCAACGATGCTTAAAACCATCAGGCGCAGGTGGCGCATCTAACATTGACGGGGGAGCCCAAGGCTTACGAACGGCCTTTTTTTCCCGAGTTTGGCTAGCGCGAGAAGCACGATTGATAGTTGTACCTTCTTCAGTATTACGGTCACTCATCATCTTACTCCTTCACGTATTTCGCATATTCTTCAAGCGGCACACCCAATTTTTTCGCTATTGCGACTTGGCTCGGGGTGAGACGAACCTTTTTCCCACTGCGCCCAGAATTCCCACTTCTCGAAGCACCAACAACCGTCTGAGCGGCACGTTTGTTAGGCTTTCCAAACTTAGCGGCTATACGCCTATCTAATTCATTGTAATAGTCATCACTCTGAGGGTCAAACCCCTCATCTTCAACTAATTTTTTATGAATACCAAACGCGGCATACGTCATCGCTTCATCCTGACCAAACCACGTATTCTTTAGCGCCCACTGCTCTGCTTTTGCATCAGGCCGTCGTGGCTGTTGCGCAGGCATCGGTTGTTGCGTTTGATATTGCTGCGCCGCTTGCTGCTGCTGTTGATAACGATCTTGCTGTAATTTCGCTTGAGCCGCACGGTCTTGCTGAATAGCAAGATTCGTAAGTTTTCGCTGTGCTGCAACCGTCTGCGCAGAGTCACCAATCTCAATAGCACGAGCCAGCTCATTTTCGGCTTGCTGAATCTCAGTGTTAATACGGTTGGTGTATTCCGTTACATAACTCTGATCAAGCGTACTAAAGCGTTGCTTGAGCGAGTTAGCTTCGTTTTGAATAGCCTGAGCATATTTAATAGCTTCTTGCTCACGGCGTTCAGCTTCTCGCATCTTTTTAGTAAGCCGGTCAATGCGTTTCTGAGTAGCATTCTCGGCCTTCTTAAAATTCTCATCACCGTCGTCCTCCGTTGCAAACGAGTCGCTCTCACCACTCGCCTCAACTTCAACTTCAGTTTCTTGGGTTTCAACGTCAGAATAATCGTCAGTTGTGTCGTCAATATCTTCAGCCATGTCTCACCTCACAAATGATGAATGTCTTCGGGGTCCAAAATAGTGGCCAGTATCTCGTCATCATTGAGAATACGAACCTCTCCACCGTCTATCTGAAACCGAGATCCAGCATAGCGAGCAAACATCACCCACTGCTTCTCCTCGCACCACGGGCCAGACGGGAACTTTTCGGCATCTTTATATGCCAGAGGACCTATTTTCAGGACGTAACCTACCTGCGTTGAAACTTGGCTCTTTTCCTGCACTTCTGTTGGCAAAAAAATACCACCCGCAGTTTTTCCGTTACCCTGATAAGGGAGGATTAAAATCCGCCAGCCTGTAGGCTGTGGCATCCTCTCTAAAAGACTTGCACCAATTGCTTCCGGATTTAGGCGTGGTTTTTCCACGTAAACGTCAGCTAAATTAGGCTTTTTCGTAATCGCAGCAACGCCTTCTGCGGCGGCTGATAAATCAATAGCAGATGACTGCTCAGTCATTTGATAGCTCCTGTTTGTCTAGCAGGCTCTTGAGTTCCTGTTCCACGTGATCTAGGCACTTCATGTTGCCCATAAGCTCACGATAATGCTCCATTGACTTCACATTCCCACTCGACATGAAATCAATACAACCTTGGCGACGTTCTCGGATTATCCGAAAGACCGCCTCGGCAACGTAAAATTCATCCACACAAACCTCGCATAAGATCCTAGAAAATCAATTAAGACCTTAGCACGTCTTATACGAACTATGCCAGAAGGTTACGCTATTTCAAAGTGCGGTGCGTCAATAAACGGACGACGGCCCTGAGATCGGCGGGTATCTATGTACGAATTCATAGCATCCGCCATTGTTCCATGCCATTTACGAATATCATCGACATGCCATGCCGCGCCCCACCGAAGAGCAACACCAACCTCTCGGGCGCCCTCCGCCATTGCGTCAGCAATATCATCGTACAAATTCAATTCCCAAGACCCCCGAGGACCTATGTAAGCCATCAAATCGACGGCATGGCCCAGCAAATGCTTGGATTTCATGGTCTTAGACGCGCCTTGTTCTACTAACTCTTTCTGTTCTTCCAGTGTTCGTAGCCCACAGATCACGCCAAAATCCACTGTGGTTACACCAATAGCATGATGCACAACATCAACTAACCGCTCGTCAACACCTTCTAATCGACCCAGACTGCGCTTTGATAGTTTGAAAGTCATTTGGTTAGTCCTTTGGTCTTTTCGTAAGTCCTCAAACCGCCCAAGCCCAATAACCCACCCAGAATCGTCACTAACGTGTACATATCAAACGCAGGCAATACGCCCACTTTTTTACCCATAGCGACAATAATGAAAATGATCATAGGCTGCACAACAAAGTGATACGCCAACGCCACGCCACAAACCCAACCAATAAACGGGCGCCAACCCGCAACAAACACGGACCGATGCTTGGCTTCCTCGCGGTTGGTTTCTATCTGAGCTATCGCATTTTCATGCGCATTACGCTCCGCTAACGTCGCAATTTCATGCGCTAACTTGGCTTTTTCGTCCGCGTCGGGAATAAATTTATCCAGCAACGCGGTAACAGGTCCGATCAATTGAGTAAACACATTAACCTCCTTCAACAAACAACGAGCCTACGCCTTGTCGTGCAGGTGGGATTATGGGTGAGTTTCGATCAAACGGGTTTACTCGACGAACTGGAATCGGGGCGGGGCGCGATAACGCATAGTTAGTCGCAACACTCACGTCTGTTGGGACATACGGTTGTTGTAGGACATTGTCAATAGCGCCAGCAAGGCCTCCTCGTCCTCCTTCGCCTTCGTCAGCACCCGTATCAATCGTATACTTGTCTGGATCTGCCGCAAAAAACGGATTATCTGACCCGGGGCCCGAAGGCGGCGGTGCAAGTGAACCGGGACCTAAGTTTCCTCCGGGAAAACCAGCTCCCGGTGGAATCATAATATCCCGTGGATCTATGGTAATAGGTCGGTCGGGTATTCCTGTCTCAGGATCAACGCTTATCGGATCTCGTACAACGGGTGTTCCTGTAAAGGGCGCTATTATAGGCCCTGTCGGTATACCTGTTTCAGGGTCAATTGAGATTGGAGGCACACGAGTACCGCCAGCAAAAGGCGCACTGTAGGTGGGCGGAAGGCCGATAGTAGGCGTAGTAGGTTCGGGACTCGAAGCAGGCTGTCCTAAATCTTCTTCAGCCCGGACGTCTGCCGGTGAAGTGGCGGGCTCTGGCGTGGGCTCTGGCGTGGGCTCTGGCATTGCCGCGGGCGGCACATTGATCAACGGCGGTCCACCTCGACGAGGACCACCTGCAAAAGGCGCTACAAAACCACTACCGGGCATTCCAAAAACGGGTTCTGGCGCGGGTTCTGGTTCCGGTTCCGGAGCAGGTGCTTGCGGCAGAGAACCAATACCGCTGTCTACCGGTCCGGGCGCTGTTGGCGCCGGTGGTGGTGAAGGCGGAGACAAATTCGGCTGCGACGTCGGTAAGATAGTGGTTTCTACGCCACGTTGAGGTTGCAGACTAGGTGGTATAGTTACAACCGGTGCGCGAGTGAAATCCTCGCTAGGGAAAGTCGGACGAACAGGCGCTAGTGTAGGCGCCGGGGGTGGGGGCGGTGCAGGTGTTGGAGCTGGCGGCGGCGCAGGCGCTGGAACCGGTGGAGGTGCTGGTGTCGGAACCGGTGGAGGTGGAGGCGCTGGTGTCGGAACCGGCGGTGGCGGTGGAGCTGGTGCTGGTGTCGGAGCTGGTGCTGGTGTCGGAGCTGGTGCTGGTGTCGGAGCTGGTGCTGGCGCTCGAACAGGAGCAGTAACTACGGGCGCTCGCCGTGGACCACTCGACGGAAAATTGGGGCTAATCGGAGCTGGCTCCGGAATGTTTGGAGACACAAAAGGTTGTGGCTCAGGTGCCGGTGGAACAAACGGAACAGGCTCCGGAATGTTTGGAATACTGACCGTAGGTACCTTAATGCCTCCGCTACCAATCCGCGACAAATCAATGTTAGGCAACGACCCAATGCCGCCAGAAATAGGAGGCATAGCACGGGGCGGAGCAATTTGCTTTGGCGGAGCCGGAGCTGGCTCAGGCGTCCTAACTTGCGGAACACGCACCACGGGACTACGTACAGGTGCCCGCGTCGGTTCCCTACTATTAGACGGGTTCAGCGCCTGACGCCGAAGTTTATTCATATCTAAGCCAAACATAGTCCCCGCCCCCTAGCGTGGGTTAACAACCCATGAAGTCTGTGCCTTGGACCGCGGCTCCCGTACCACGCATCTTCATCTTCTTAGGCTTGTCACCCGCCATTGGCGCAGGCGCAGTCTTCCCATAAGGAATCTTGCCCTGACCTTTAATCTCCGCAAAATCTACAGGCTTTGGCGCATCTTTCTCCGCAGATCCATTTACTTTTACTCGACCTTTCATTGTTGATTCCCCTGATTTTGTTTTAACAATTCACGTTCCATAGCGGACTGAATACGTGCCTGTGTCTGACGCTCTTGCGAAGCCAGACGTTGCTGGAACTGCTCTGAGCGCATCTGCTGGTTCTGAGCATCCAATTGTACCTTGGCCTGTGCAATCTGTTGATCGGCCTGCGCTTCCTGCGCATCCTGCTGCAATTCCGCTTCCTTGAGCTTGACCAACGGATCGGGCTGTCCAGCACCCGACATCTCTTGCGACAACTGACGAACTTGCTGCATACCTTCCGCAACAAACTGCGCCGTCATCTGCTCTACTTGCAGCATCTGTTCGTCGTCCGCAGGCTGACCACCCTGCTGCTGAACCATCTGCAAATACTGCTGCGCCGCTTGCTCGCGAGCTGCAATCTGTACATGCTCCATTACGTGCTTCTGCAAGTTCAAAGCAACCTGTGGCATCTGCTGAACCATGCCCGACGCACCAAAGACCAAGTGCGCCTGAATATGCGCTTGGTGGTTCTGACCCTCAAACGCTTTCAGCGGCAACTGATCCAAAGCGTTGATATTCTCCTGCGCAGGATCAACAGGCTCAGGCACGTCAGTGGGCGCAGATTTCATAATCCGATCAACGTCCGTGACACCCATCGCCTCGTACATATCACGATATACCTGCGGCAAATTGTGTAACTCAGGTGCCTGCATGGCTAACTGCAACTTGGTCTGCGCCAATACAATACGCTGCGACTGACTAAACACGTTCGGATTACTAACCGGTATCACATCTACACGGTCATCAAAGTCCGTCGCCATAATCGTCGCGTCACCACCCGCAACCGAATACGGATACTCCTGCGGCAAACTCTCCGACATCACACGCGCAAGAATCTTAAACTCGTGCCGCATAGCGTAGTGCAACCGCTTATGCACCGCGCTCATGACCCGCGAGCCTTGCTCCATCAATGCAATAGTCGTACCTACCGCCGCCTGCTGATTACCATCACCAACCTTCATGTCAGTGATCGTCGCAAACCGCTGACCAGCATCCACCACAAAACCCAACAGATTAAACAACGTCTGGTCCGGACCCTTGAACGGCAGCGGCATCAATGAGTCGCGGATCGCGCCTCCCGGCGCATCCACGTCCCGGAACTCTCCCGGCTGCAAGGGGTCGTCATCGTCCCTGATCCGTAGGCCGCGGGCCTTGAATCCTGCTGGCAGATTCGAGAAGGTTCCTGCGTCGATCAGTTGGCGTAGCGCCGCCGTCGCGGTACGCGATAGCCCACCAATCGTATGAATGAAGCCCAAGCCATAGAAACCAAAGCCGGGCAAAAACTTAAAGTGCGTGAAATACTGGATCTTTTTCTTTTCTGGGTCGTCTTCTAAATAGTTCCGACGAATCGACAAAATCTGGCCATTATCAAACGATAACGTGACAATATACGGAATCTGAATACCCGTAGGCTCGCCGTCCTCGTCCAGATCTTCATACCCTTCAAGATCCAAATTGACGTGGCACTCAAGAATCGTACAGTCATAGTCAATCTGACTCGACTCAAAACCCTCAATACGGTCAATTTCATCCGAAATCTCATCGGATTCCTTCTGCGAAGGTAATACCTCAACGTCTAAGTAGGATCCAGAAAGCTGACGTTTACGCACGTCGTTAACCGACATGCGCACAACCTGCGTAATGTTGGGACACGTCTCAAGGTCCGCGGTCTCATAAGGCACCACCAAGTTCTCGGCAGGCACAAACCGCGATACCGCACGACCCAACGCCTCGTCATAGTACGTCTTCTTGAACGTCGAACCCGCCAGCGGCAGATAAAACAACATCTGATCCATGTCAGGCGTGTATTCTTCCATGACGTTCGTAATGTAATAATTCATGAACGTCTTAACGCGACGGGCCTGCGCCATCTTGGCGTTGGTTTCCGCACCCATAACCTGTGTGCGAACAGGACCATTGGCAGGCAACAACTCGTTAAACGCCTGCGCCTGAAACTGCGTAACCGCCTCCGCCAACAAAGGATGCGTTACACCCGTCGCACCACGGAAAGGCTGCGTCCGCTCGTCATAGGTGAAGCCCAATAGCTCCAAACCCTCGGTATACGCGTCTTCCCACTCCTGACGACTCGCCTTGTTAGCGTCATACTGCTCCAATAAATCAGCAGCAATCCGACCCAAATCACGGTCAGGAATCTCTTCAGCTAAGTTGGCGTAAAAATCATCACTATTACCGCGCATGTCCTGCGGCTCAAAATCAATCTCAACCCCACCATCCTCAGTAGGACTAATCTCAATCTCGCCAACACCACTACCCGAAAACATCGCCATGACGTCGTTATCCGACTCCGGCAACATAATCTCTAATTCACCCGACTGAGGCAGCTCTAGCGCCATCTCCGCCGCTAAATCTTCCTCATCAAGCTGCGAAGGTACATTACGGTCCATCAAAGCACCGAATCCCCGCGGATAATCTGTTTCAGCCATTCTTTATCCCTCTAGGCCCGTGAGCCGCGGATCTTGTTAAAAAACACAGCACCAATGCCCGTGTTGTCAGCATTTACCGCTCCGCCCATAGCATAAGCCTTCACAGCCGCTCCGTCACGGTCCACGGTCCGCGGGCCAGTAAACCGAACACCCCGCGTCGTTCTTTCAAAACTAAACGCCGGTGCAGCCTGCAACAACAAGTCAAAGTCTTCCTCCGACATCTCCCCCAAAT